GAGGCTAACTCTTATGCAAAATTAAATACGCCGAAATACTGGGGCATAACCATACCCAGGCCCATGCAAGTCTGAATCTGGAAGTCCATGGTCATATCGTTATACTTCTTACCAGTGGTATCCATATCGCTGCGGGTATCACCAATGAACTCAAGCTTGATAGGCTTAACGTCGCCGCCCATAATAAACAGCATATTGTCGTCCAGAGCCAGCTCAAAGGTATTAGCCTTCATAGTCTGAGGAATAACCATCAGCTTGTTGCCTTCCCATTCGCCGATAGAACCAGTATTTGCTTTTGCTTCCTTCTGAGATTCAGCAAACATCTTATCGGGAACAATGCCAGCCAGCTTACGCAGAGCAGCCTTAGTGCCAGCAATTGTCAGGCCAGCATATCCACCAGCTGCCTGCACTTTATCACACAGCAGACCAACGGCTTCTTCGCTGTTGCCAGACATGGTAAAATCGGCAGGTACGCTCTGTGCAACATTCTGGAACTGAACATACAGGCGATCCTGGATGTACTTATTAATGCTCTTATATACCTTGTCGAGCAGTCTCTCAAGAGAAACGATACCGAGCAGGAAGCGTTCCAGTTCGTCATATACATGAATGAAAATCCATTCCTTCGGCAGGGTAAACTCTTCACCCAGATCAATGCTCTGACGATTGGTATCCCAATGGTTGCCTGCAAAAGAAGCAACGGACAGAAGGCCGCCTTCATGATAGAATGCGGTCTGATCTCCAAGCTGACGATTCTTTACTTCTACGAAAGAATCGATAAAAGGAGAAGTCAGAACATCTTCGCCGATGGTAACATTCACAATTTCTTCGATAATTTCAAAAAGAACCACATTATTGCGACGATAAGCCTGGAACAGGGTTGCTCCCTTCAGGACATCGTTATTAATCTTGTCACGCAGATAATTTTCCAGGTCTTTACGAGTAATCTTTTCCTTATCTACATGCATAGAAAAATCGCCACGCATCAAATCGCGGGCGAGTTCAAAAGTGCTCATATCTTCAGTGCTAAAATTTACTCTAGGCATAATCTCGTCCTCCTATCCCAAATTAAGCCAAAGATTCAACTTTAGCTTCGTAAATCACGCAGGTGCGGCCATAATCACGAATTGCAGTATGAATGGCAGCGCCAGTCATGCGCTTACGCTCAATCTTTGCGTTCATAACTGCATCTTCGCTTGCAGCATCTGCAACTGCCAGCTTACCGGAAGCATCAATAGACAGATATTTATCTGCATCTGCAGCTTCGCGAGTCTCGGCAGTAAAACCTTCGGCGGTAATGCCAAATTCATCATTAACCTTTACAACACGAACACGGAAAGGAACGCCTGCTTCGTTAATGAACTGGTCTCTGCGCTGATTGGTAATGCGGCAGGTATCGGGATTCCATGCAGGGTGATCCACAACTACAACCTTCTTACCAGCCTTAAAGCCAGGAACAAACTTATAAATATGGCTATAACCATCAGCCAGACCATCAAGATAACCAAAAGTACCGTTTTCTACATTGTTTTCGCAAACGGCATCAAAAATTCTTTCTGCAAAATGGGTAGAGCCCATATTGACAGACTCGAATACAGTATAAATTGCCATAGTATTTTCCTCCTTAAAATAAAAACCGCCGAGCTGGCGGTTGCTAGGATCGTTTAATTAATTAACGCTTCACTGGGATGCGACCATAAATAGTATCTACATAAAGATCAGAATCCGCATCCAAATTCATTACGTCTACAATTGCCGCAGGCTTCTGCTTGGTAAAATTAGCATTTGCTGCCAGATCGGCCTTAACGTACAGCACAGAGCACTTATTCTCAATGTCTTCAACAGAAAGTTCTTCCTTATGAGACTTAAGTTCGGTAAACTCAGCAAGTTCTCCAAGCTTGGTTTCGAATTTTGCAAAAACGGCGTCCTTTTGAGCCTTCAGCTCTTCTTCCTGACGCTCCTCATCTGCTTTGACATACTTGTCATACTTAGGTTTCATATCATCATAATCTGCCTTCATTGCGGTATACTCGGCTTCTGCCCTATTTTTTGCTTCTTCTGCGGTTGCGATGTTGGCAGCTGCTTCTTCAACTTTTTCGTAAGCAACAGTTTCGATTTCTTCAATATGCTTACCAAAATCAAAACCTTCAGGTGCATCGGAACCTTCCTCGTAATTTGCGTACTGCAGCTTCTTTCTCACAGCACTTGCAAAGTCAATTTCAGGCTTGTCGCCATTAAGGGTGAATGACAAACCATAGTATCGATAGTTATTTTTTCTATCGACAACAATTGCTTCATTCTCCTGAATATCTGACAAATAAAAACGGGGAACTGCATTGCCCCATCTGTCAGAAACGCTTTCATATTGACTTACAATTGCGGAGATGTCGGAAAACTGCTCAAGTACCGTCTGGGAAAAATTGGTATTTGGCATAATTTCTATACCTCCTTGATTAGATTTCTCATTCACCAGTTTGGTGAAAGCAGTATATTTATCGTTTAATTCAGCCTGAAGATCCTTTACAAAATCTGTCATTGTGAATTGAACTTCAACTGTGCTGTTGATCATTGCAGGCTCTTTATTTTCTCCTAAAATACAAGCGGCCCTAAAAGAGAACTTCGTAAAATGAAATGCTCCTTCTTCATCTTCGTAGCCGTCGTATGAATCCAGAGTATCCTGCTTTAATTCCATAGAATGAGGCTTGATTAAGTCTCTATCCATGATTTCAGCACTATCTTCAAACATATTCCAAATCACGCCGTCAACAACAAGGAATGTCCTTGTTTCTCCGTCATCGCATATGCGATCCTCATAATGAGCGTTATTATCTTCCGAAGATAAAATCACACCATAGGCGCTGCCCAAATATTTTCTTCTAACGCCCTTTTTATCTTTCGTGATAATATATCTGTGATCTGAAAAATCGTTTTCTCCTTCGTTGTTCTTTTCAATAAAGCCAACGATAGGTATATATTCCAAAGTGTCAATAGCTGCATCTACTACATCTTTTTCAAAAACACTATTATTTTTGTTTTTTCCCAAGTGCATAAGCCATATTTTCACTTTTGTGAATCTGCTATCTTCCAGTGTATATTCCTCTTTTTTTTCGAAAAACACGGGAAAGGATAATGCAGACTGTTGAATGTTTATTTCTGGCATAATTCCACTTCCTATCTATCGTTTTTCTCATTGTCTTTGGTTTTTTCGCCTTCTTCTGTCAATTGTTTGCCCTTTTCTTCATTTGTTGGCCTGCCCGAAGAAGTATCTTCTGCAGAACTATTAAAAGAAGAACTTAACGGCTTAAAATGACTTGAAAAATCGAAAATATCTTCATGCAAAATATAAGACCCCATCATTCTTGATGGAGTCATATCAAGCGTAGCTAACCATTTATCAATTACAGTTACGCCCAGAGAGCATGCTTCTTTATATCTTTTTGAAACGTTGTCTCTGTTGAATATTGTAATATCCAATAAGTAAAAATAGAATTTGAAAGCAGTCTTATTATACTTCTTTAACTTGATATATCGATTGATCCACCTTTCAAATTGACGATACAACCCATATACAAAACCAGAATCATTTTCTACTGAATATGTTACTGCCGTACCAGAAGAGCTTCCGTTAAATAATTCTCTGCTTTCGCCAGAAGAATTATAAAGCTCATTTACGGCATCAGAAACATTATTCCTGGTATTATTGGAATCCTTAAAGCTGATTGCCTCTCCTTCGGAGCCGAGATTGTACAACAAACCGATGTCGTCTGTCATACTTTCTCTATTGATCTCTGCAAAAATACTTAAAGTTTCTGGCGTTAACAGCGGCTTATCAATCGTAGTTTCATCAATCGGAACCTTAACCATAATTGCTTTATAATTATCAGTTCTCGCAGATTGAAGCTTTAACTTTTTATATATTTCTAAATCAAGAATGTCCTGCACCAACGAAATCATAAGAGGAAACGGGAAAGGCCACTGATCGTTAAGCTTTACGCAAATCTGGCTTTCAGCAGGAGGGCTATACCAACACGAAGTAAGCAGCCCCTTTTCCATCTTATCATGATATTCAATGTATGCTTGCTGTACATAATCAGGATAAGCTCCAAGTTCCTTTGGCTTAATTTTTGTCAAATCTATTTTGAAATTATATAGTCCGTCTTGAATCTGATATAATTTACAAATCCGATAGTCTATTCTCTGAAAGAAAAAGTCCGTTGAACTCTC